AACAAATCCCGAGAAAAAATCTACCTTTGTGCCGGAACATGCGGAATGCTCACGCCATTTTTCACTACTCACTAAATACCTTTCTAATTGCTAGTTGTTTTTTTAATGGAACACTTTAAAAGTTTGACAGGTTTTGATACAAACATGTCGTACTTTGTAGCGCATTCCACTGCTGCAATTAGTTGTTCGGGACCAATTGTTTCGCATGCCTCCAAGTAGCCAAGTGCATAAGCTGCACCTGAACCAATTGCGTAATACGGTGATTCAAGTTCTATAACTGCTAGATCGCTTTGTACAATAACCAAAGGTCTATTTGGCCATGCACAAAGAACGTCAGTTTCCTTGACGGCTTCGTCTTCTCCTTTCATTCCCTTTAGCATTGTTACGATTGTTTGAGGACTACATTTTCTTGATTTCAGCGTAGAAATCATGTTGATTGATCTCCAAGAACCGGCAGAACCAATGAGTCCATTGCCAGCGTGAGCTATTGCCTTTGGTGTTATTGAAGCTATTGTTGCTTCTCCATCACTGGCGGCAGCGTCATAGGCCATGTAGCAGTGCTTGTCTGTTGTATATCCAACTACGCAAGTCATTAAAGATCCTTTGCCGGTGTCCAGACTCCATCTAGGAGCCATGCTTTATCTCTTACTATCTTATCTGGCCAACTTACCCCGGCCAAACGGTCACCTCTATAACGTTTTACGTTAAGAACTGTGGGGTCAGTTGTATCTTTGTAAAGAGAAATACCAATTTCAGGCCAAGCCATCCATCGTTGTGAACCCATAGGGGATAGGTCTCTTTTTTCACCTTGCTTTCCCTTTGCAGCATGATGCTCCATGATAAGCGCAAAACCATACTTAGTTCGCAGGTCGTCAAGAACCCCCATGGCTTCATCAGCAGAGTCTTCATACGATTCATTTGCATTGCGACGATACATTTTGTAGATAGGACCAATGCAAACAAGATCGGGCTTATGAAAAGCGATTTCTCTTTGCAGCTCTGCCCTGTCAGAAAGTCGACGAATTTCAATTCCACCGGGTTGTCTCCAGACACGAAAACGTTCTGAGTCATAACCACTTGGGTTTCTCATTTGAAGATGACGATCGAATGGCTCTGCCGTTTGAAGAATAGCTTGAGCAGGGTTTTCAAGGTCAACAACAAGTGCTCGAATAGGAGGTATGGGCTGATGGCTGAATGGATGAAATCCTTGCGATGCAGACATTGCTATTGTTCGTAGCATCAAAGATTTACCGGCACCTTCTTCGGCAACAACAATGGTTCGGTAATCTTGATGCATCATTCCTGGAATAACAACTGGCGCAAGTTCTTCCGCACGCATTGACAGTTCTTGAATAGTTAAAGATTCAGGCTCTGTGTTTTTTATTGTGCCAATAGTTGTAACAAACTTTTCTGTTCCCTCTGCAAGAACGTAGGGGTCTGCGCCACCTTGCGCCAATTGGATTCCTTCGCCGAAGTGACGCATTAGCCTTCTTGAGGCACTGTGCGTAACTATAATTTTTGCATAATCAGCGGCATTGTTTGCGCTTGGAACCTCAAGAGTAAAGCCAATAAGTGTGCTAACCGAATCCGGCCTGTTCATCTCGGCTGAAACAGTAATTGCATCTACCGATTGACCACGCTCAACAAGCCTTTGAATTGCACCAAAAATTTCCGCATTTGGAGGCGAATAAAAATCTTCTACGCTACAACTTTCAACTCCAACTAAAGCTGCTGATGGTGATAAAAGCATTGCACCTAGCAAGGATGCTTCTGCCGCAAGATCGTGCGGTATTGAGTTTGACATTACGTCCCTTTAAATATTTTTTCGTTCGCCTGATGCAGAGTCTAGCGCATAAGGCATTCCGTTTTGGTCTACTGATTGTCCTAAATTGTTTATGGGACGACTGTACCCGTGTTTGAGTGGGTTGTCAAGAAGAACTTCATTTGTTTTTGGATCTGTCCACGCAATTGCAGAATCGTAATCGTCGTAAATCTTTGCAGATATTTTTTGCTCTGCTGTCATAACAAATTTAGCAACGTCGGGAGCAGAACCAGACAAGTACGCTTCCCACTTCTTTGAACTTCCAAAAAATGTTGAAGCATGAAGTGTGTAGGTGTCTGACTTTCCTCGCCTGTCCTCTGCATAGTTGATTGTTGCTTTTAATAAATCATCAAAAGAAACTTTTCCAGTGCTCAAGGTTTCATTGAAGGCAACAAACGCTTTTCCTTTACCGATTTTTCTTGGATAGATATCCCAAATTTTTGCAAACTCATCTGGGTAGGTAACGACCTCACGCTTCTTGCGAGTTTTGATCTGTTCCTTAGATATATTAATATCTATATCATTATTATATAATACCCCTGGTCTTTTGAGTCCAGCTTGGACATCTGTGTCCACCCTACCCGGGGCCTCTGCGGGCCAAAGGTAGTAAGCACTTTTTACCTGTTTACCGTTCCTGTGACGTGGTTGAATTGTTATAGCGCCAACATCGCGAAGTTCATAGATGGCTCGACGCACCGTCTTGTCACATATGTTAAGAAGATCGGCAAGTGCTTTGTGCGATGTTCCTTTGATTCCGAAAGATCCATTGAGCGCACCCTTTAGGTATCCCCAAATGCGGATCGATCTATCTGATAAGTCTTTGTGCGTAAAAATCCAAATAGGTATGGAGACTGACTTTTCATTAGTAAGAATTCCATAGAAGGTTTCTCCGTCAATCTCAAGCTCAGCAAGTATGTCTTTGCCGTCAAGCGAGTATTCCTTTGTTTTCATTATTCGCCCATTCCTTTCTCCGCCAAATATACAGCAAGATCGCCAACGATGCTCGTGTTTTGAACGCCTTCTTCGCCGTTTGTAACAGCGTCAACAACGCGCTTTTTCTTTTCAAGCAGATTATAAACATACTCGTCAATGGTGTCTGGCGCAAGCAAATACCAAGCTGTCGCACCGTGCATGTCGTTTGTGCGACCGTAGCAACGACTAACGCATTGTTCGTGAATAGCCGGTGTCCATCCTAGTTCGCAAAAGACCACATCAGACGCAGCGGTAAGTGTTAAACCCTCTGACGTTGCCTGCATGTTACCAATAAACATTCTGCAATTTGGATCGTTTTGAAATGAATCAACTGAGGCCATGCGGTCATCAGTAGAAACACCGCCACGAACCTTTACAGCAATGTCCTTGTATCGTTCATAAAGCCTTTCTACAAGTTCAATGTGCTCCGCAAATACAATAACTTTTTCGGTGTCGTTTGATTCAATAAAATTATCTAACCATGCGATTATGTTGTCGTATTTGAGTTTTGATACGGCATCGCGAAGTGCTGTAATTTTTATAAGACCCTGATTTCTTTCCAATCGAAGACGCTTTTCCCAATACGCTTTCGATCCATCGCTACCTTCTTCCTCTGCAATAGCCATTGCTCGGGTGGCAAAATACTCAACAACGTCAGCCTCAACAACCTTGTATTCTGCAATCGCCTTTGGATTAATTGCAAGGTGCTGTACGGCATTGCGAAGCGGTGGAAGATCACCGTAAACGTCTGCCTTCATGCGACGAACAAAGCATAACGAACGAAGCTTTCGGTTTAACTCGTCTGTGTTTGTTGCGGTGTTCTTCTTGGGGGCGTAACGACTTTTAAAACCCCAAATGCCACCAAAATCATCAATCCTACCGATAGCCTCAAGTTGAGGTATAAGTTCTTCTGGCCTATTGGTTATTGGTGTTCCAGTAAGCAAAAAAACAAAGTCGTTATGATTAAGGGATTTAGCAAGTTTCATTACAGCATCCGTGCGCTTTACTGTCCACTTTTCAATAGGCTTATCAAAGTGTTCGTTGCATGAGGCGCATCGTCTTGCGTTTGATCGAACAGAGTTATCACATGTAGGGCAAAGATTCTTCTTTTCACCGTTCTTAATTGCATGTGCTTCATCAACGACCAATGATCTGAATCCGTGCTTGAATAAATCTGGTGTTCGCTCGTAAAGAATGTCGTAATTAACAATTACCACATCAGATTTTGATATTTCTTCACTCTTTGTCCCATAAAGGACTGAAACAGAGAGACCTGGAAAGAACTTTTTTGTCTCACGTTGCCAGTTCAACTTAAGAGTGTTTGGACAGACAACAACCATTGGATAACGACTCTCTGTTGCAACGGCAGCAAGTGCTTGTGCTGTTTTACCAAGTCCCGGTTGATCTGCAA